TATCCAGCATTGCGTAAATCTTGTACTGTCATTTCTTTTCTCCAATTAAATAATATCAGCTTCCATAAAATCCATATCAAGATTGAGTTCGTCCCAATCCTCTTGCGTAACATTTCCAACTACCAAATAGTTGTCGTCTTTGGAATAATCTTGATGTTTGTCATACTTAATATAAAAACCCTCAGACTCATCAGACTTCATCTGATTAAGATCAATAACTAGGTCTTGTGCTTCTTTATGACCAATAACATTACTAAAACAATTAATCATTATTTTACCTCTTTGTGCTTGTAGATAAATGATCTTTTGCCTCTTCAATACTTTGAGTAACCTGTTCTATTAGACTTGATAAACGCTCTTCGTCTTCACAGTCCATATCTCCATGTTCCAATTCAAGAACAAGACCTTCTAAATATTCTTCTGACCAACATATTAAATCAGTAATAATTTTCTTGGTTTTTTGATTCATTTCATTACTCCAATGTGTCATACATGGTAGTATACAACGGTTATCGGTACTTGTCAATCAGATGCTTGAGATTTTTTTTGTCACTATGGTTCAAATTTTGTGTATAGTATTCTGGAGGTTCGAATTATGAAATTCAAAGACCAAATATTAGAATTAAGAAATTTAGGTTATTCATACAGGCAAATACAAGAAAAATTAAACTGCTCTAAAGGAACTATTGCTTATCACTGTGGTCAGGGACAAAAGGATAAAACTGCAAATAGAAGAATATCGAATAGATCTAAGCAGCATCCATTGGTTAGAAAAATAGAATACTTTAAGTATAAATACGATAAACCATTATTGAAATTGTCTACAGAAAATAAGACACTTAATAGGATATTAAGATTAAAAATAGAATCATTTTCTATAATAGACAAAGGAGTATATAACAATATGTCTTTTACGGTACAAGAATTCTTAAATAAAGTTGGAGATAATCCGATTTGCTCTTTAACTGGTAGACCTATAAATTTAATGAAGCCATCAACTTATCAATTAGATCATATAGTTCCAAGATCTAAAGGGGGGTCAAATAATATAGATAACTGCCAACTACTTTGTAAAGAAGCTAATCAAGCTAAACATGATTTAACTACGAAAGAATTTATACGACTTTGCAAAGAAATAGTAGATTACAATAAGCTCCGAGAACAAGATTCGAACTTGTAACCTAGCGGTTAACAGCCGCTTGCACTACCGTTGTGCTATCTCGGAATAATTCGGGAACTAGGATTTGAACCTAGACAAAATGATCCAAAGTCATTTGTGCTACCGTTACACCATTCCCGATCAAAGCCCACAGAGGGAATCGAACCCCCTTCCGATGATTACAAATCAACTGTAATACCATTATACTATGCGGGCAATAATAGGAGCGGTGGGATTCGAACCCACACTTTAAGGATTTTAAGTCCTTTGACTCTGCCGTTGGTCTACACTCCCAAACTACAGATTCATTCTACCCTATCATCGTCTACTGTCAAGTCACGACTTTACACCATTGTCAAGTATCCATTTAGAATTAATTCTATTCATTAGATCGGCTATAGAAATTTCACTAGTTTTTAGACAATCACCCTTATTACATGGAACTAATAATTTCCAAGGAGAATTTGGATAATATAACTCATTACCAGAATGAAAACGTATCTGATTATCTATATTACATACTATACCCTTTTTATCAATATTATTCTTAATATTGATTGCCCCATTTAATGAAGTTACATAACCATCTCCTAATAATGCCAATCTGATTACGTCTATATCTGGTGTAAAAAGAGAAATACAATCCTCTATATGTGAAACAAACCCATCATGTAATTCAAGATCGTCCTCTATGAAGCACATAAATGGAATATTGTTTTCTATTTGATGTTTAATGGCATTATATTTTGTTAGAAAGTTAGCTAGAGTACCATATGTCGGATAATGTAGTCTATGATATACAAGACCACTAGCCTTGAAAGCCCTCAATGTTTCATCAACATCGTATCCGTTAATAGATTTGATTACTTCAAAACATGGAAATTTTTGTATGTTGTTTTCTACAATATGTTTTCGATCTGCCCTAAGAAGCGATAATATGTAATATTTAATCATTTTATTTTTTCCTTTAAATTTCTCAAAGTATTAGTAATAGTAAATAAAGTATCAGAAGAGAACTCAGTTTCTATTGGCACAAAAACCCATTCGTCTTTTAAAATAAAATATCCGTATTCACATTTGTAAACTTTGTCGCTCAAAGCAAAAACATGGGGGCCATTACATTTATATGGACTAACACAATTAGGACAAACCATAAAATGATAATACCCATTCTTTTAGATCTTGTTTTGGTTGCCAGTTTAATTTAACTTTTGCTAATGAAATATCTGCTAATGTTATTTTAGGTTCTATTCTAGTTTCATTGTATTGTTTTTCAGCGTTAAGCCAATTAGCAATAGTGTTTATACTATAACTTTTTCCATTACCAATATTTAGAATACTATTATTAGCATAATTATTAAGAGATAATATATTGGCATTAGCAACATCTTTTACATAAACAAAATCTCTTTCTTGATTACCATCATTACAAATATTTAGTGGTTGATTATTCTTTAATGATCTATAAAAATGACTCAATACACTAACATAAGAGCCAGTAGAGGTCATTCTTTCGCCATAAACATTAAAGTATCTTAGTATCACATAATTTATATTGTATAGTTTATTATACAGATAAATGTACTCTTCGCCTATGTATTTTTGTAGAGCATATGGACTAATTGGTTTAATATTTTCTTTTTCGTTGGTTGGAAAATGTTCGCAGTTTCCATATACTGATGATGAACTACTATAAATAATTTTAGTAACATTATTTTGTCTCATACACTCTAAAATTTTAATAGTGGTATCAACATTACTGTTATTTGATTCATACGGATAGTCTATCGAAAATTGAACATTTGGTAAAGCAGCACAGTGAAATACAGCATTGACTTCTTTAAAGTATTGTGATAGATCTTTGATCGGAGTTAATGATAGATCAATATTAATAAAAGAACAAGACGCATTAATATTTTCTAATGATCCAGTTGATAGATTATCTAGTACAATAACTTCGTGACCATTCTGTATTAATTGGTCAACTATATGACTTCCTATAAATCCGGCCCCACCAGTTACTAAATATTTCATATAAACTCTAACTCCACTTGACCATCTTTTAAAGTCAAATAAGAACAATCTTTTTCTGTCCAGCATCCACTATTAGTATACCACACAGAATGGCTTTTGTCAATGATCGGATGATGAGTATGCCCTAAACATACAACGTCAACGCCTTTTGATATAGCATATTTGCGAGAACTACTAATCATATTTTCTGTGCATCTTAAATAGATTTTGGATCGATTCTTTATAAGTTTAGGTAGGAATCTTTTATCGAATCTTTGGATTGTTCTATATAAATAATCTGCTACCTTTGTGGTTTTAGGATACTTATATATAAAATCATCAAATTTATCACCATGTAAACATAATACTATTTTATTTCCGCTAACAAAAGAGTATTCGTCTTTAAAATCTACTCCTATTAAGTGAGAAATAATCTCCGCGTCACCATCATGATTTCCTCTTATCCAGACTATTTCCGTATGTTTGCTCAATGTTCTAAGCAAAGATAGTATATTCCAATGATTCTTTTTTAGTCTGCGAAAATCTAAATTATCAAACAGATCGCCATTGATAATCAATCTATTTGTTTTAGAATCTATCAACTCTAAAAAATCATATAGTTTTTTACTTTCACAAACATCACTACCCAAGTGAATATCGCTAATTATGATAGCATCATTCATATTGAATAACGTCGTTATTATTCCTGCTTATAAAGGCAGCGAAAGTTGAGGCGGATACATTTTCATTAATAAATCTCGACGACCCATCTGCCATTACAACAACCATGCCACCAGCATGAAAACTATTTGGTTCACTATCATTATTACAATTCATAATACAGGTACCGGTACTTCCGGTGGTATTTAAATTACCAGTAGTTTTATCTGATCCATCAAGAGAACCAGCACCACCATCTGGATCAATCCAACCATAACCTTCTGGCCTTGGTAAAACTATGCCTCTACTTTTGCCAAGCACAAACCATTCTGGCCTTCCAGCACTTTCCATTGTTAGTATTGTTTTAGACATGCCATCAACCATTTCTGATTCTCTAGTTGGTCCCGTTCTATTTAAAGAACCCTCAATATCTGCACCGGGATCGGGCAATCCATTAGCAGTATAAAATGCTCGACGTATTCTATGCATAACAATATAATCAGAAGGCCCAAGTGATTTACCAATTATGTTTGCTGGTGCCGTGGCATCGGCCACTATTCGTGGATAACCTTTACTACTAGGACATATAAATAATGGTATGGTTTTTTGTCCATTGGTGATATTAACTAGTGAATCCCATCTTTGATTGATATCATATAATTCTGCTAATGATCCTTCTTCAAAAAATGGTAGTAAAGAAATGCACCAACTTGTTGGACTATTTGTGCCGTCTAATGGTCTTGATCGCGGAAAAGATTTGCGAATAGACATATGATTATGGAACGCTAATCCTTGTTGTCTAGCATTATTTAGACATGAACTTCGTCTGGCCGCTTCTCTGGCACTTTGTACCGCTGGTAAAAGTAATCCAATGAGAACAGCTATGATTGCAATAACAACCAATAATTCAATAAGTGTAAATCCTTTTTTCTTCATTATATTTCTCACATAGGAAGGATATATGGCGGGATTGGTTTACAATAAACCAACTATATGATAGTAGATTAAAAAATCAAAATTATTATGTTAGAATTGTGTTAAAGATCTATATTAACTTCATACTCTATGATCATACTTATACCATGCTCGTAATTGCTGACTAAACTCATATAAAAATGATTGAGTCTTTAATGACTTGCTCATTATCTCATATTCTCTTTGATCTTCTATAAGATCGAATTCAAATATAGCCCTCATCATTTGCTCCAAAATGTTTCAATATTACCTGTTTAGCCGGGAAATTCTGGAGGAGTCCACTTGTTGTCTTTATTCCTACAACTATTACATAGTGTGGTTATCCATCCACCTTTATTTGGTTTTCCTCTATTGCCACAAACTTCACAGATTTTATAGCTCATTTCTTCTGCCATGTCTATAATACCTTCAACATAATCGTCGCCGCCACTAAAGTATATTCTAAGTCCACCAAACTTTTCCTTTATCTGATCAAACTTAACAGGAACGTAGTCTAAGTCTGATTGATCATTTAGTGTGCCATATTTATTTCTTACCGCTATTCTTTCAGAAATATTTTGTTCATGCTGAAATATTCTCCAACAAACAGACGATAATAGTTCATACCATCCATCGTTACATTCAATACCCCAACACATACATGATTCCATACAAGATTTGCTCGTATTGGAAAATAGTTGTGGATATTTTTCGAATATGGTATTTTGTAATTCTTGATTCATGATTAAATCTTGTATATCTCTAACTCATTTAAACAAATAAATTTTGTCTTACCATATGTAGTTTTTTTACTTACATGATAGTGTCCATGAATCCAAATATCTGGTTGATGAATATGAAGTAATTCATTCAACGCCCAGCCTGTCATATTTTGATATACTCTTTGATCTGGACGAAGCATTGTTGTGACCATACTACTAGGGCAATCATGTGTAATCACTATATTTGGTTTTATGTTCGCATACAATTCCATAGCTTTATTAAATTCATCAATAGAAAGCTGTTCATTCTGCCACCAATCAATACCAATGGTTCGTGTTTTGTGATCTATCGAGTAAGCACCACGATAGAAGAAAAACTCTACATCGCCAAGTTTAAATAAACCATAGTCACCAAGATAATGTGGAAAATTAATTATTTGGTCATAATTATCATGATTTCCAGCTACAATTTTATGACACTGTGGATCAACATCTTTTAGAATTTCATAATTGAATCCAAAGTCGCCTAATTGAACTGTATATGGATAACAATCCTTTTTTTGAATGATTTCATGATAATTTTTGTATTTACCATGAACATCACCAATTATAGTAAGCATATGGTCTTCTTTTTATTCAGAAGTTTCATTAAAGATAGATTCGGAATTGATAACAAGTACTAATTGATCATCGCCCTCTGGATCATCTATTAGCCATGTATCACAATTATATTCATCACCACTTGCTGCATTGTGTACTATAACAGGACTACTCCATAGTTTTTGATCTAGATTATGTATATCATTTGCCTTTTTATGCAATAAATTATATAGGTCTAGCCATGTCATATTATTCATTAATTTCTCCCTAAAATTGAAACTCATCTATTTTATAACTGGATTGATGATCTAGAAATTTATTATCAGTCATATGATTAAATATTGATCTTATCAATGATGAAGTACTATCTGCTGATTGATGATCGCTACCCTTGTTCCAAAAATACACCCTTTGATTATTTTCATCTTGTGTCTTACTTACTTCGTAAGAATGCTTTTCAGCCCAAAGTTTTATTTCTTTCCAAGTCATATTACCATGATACCACGCAAATCAAAAATGTCAATCAAAAAATAAAAAATGCGTCTTTTTCAGTATACAGAAAAATGACGCAAAAACTCTATGGCTAATTAAACCAAATATCAACCTCTACGCCTACGATTAGCAAAACCATATCTTGTTTCGCCGCTACGGCCAACTGTTCTTACAACATTAAATCCAGAACTATGAGCTAGTTCCTTGATGTCGCTAACAGTAGCACGTAGATTAGAAACACCAAACATACCAAACGCACTATCGGCCGATAGTGTTCTACCACTAGATAGATAATTAAAAACCTTGTCCTGCTTACTTAGCATTGCTGACATTCTAACCTCCAAAATTGTGGCACTAAAATCAAGACATTCTGAGTTTGCCACTACTCAAAATATCATACTATTGTAATGGTGTATAATTTATATTATGTAGATTATTATCTTTATACGTCCAAAATATCATTTTTTGAGACTTGTCGTCCCAAGCACATTCTATTATGTCGCTTGCTGCCAGTTTTGACAACGCGGACTGATATATTTGTTCTGCAATTTCGTATAACATATTCGCATATATATCTTCATTAAGTATTTTTACACCAGATTCATCATGAGTTTTACATTTTCTATTAACTATTTCTTCGCATTGTCGAAGTGTTATAAATTCATCTATATTGGTTTTTTCTGATATGTTATCAGATAGCGAAAATACGGCTTCCTTTCTAAGGATTTCACAAAATCTAGACATATCTTTAATAAAGAAATGATCCATATATTTATTTGTCCAGCACTATATCTCGTAAAATATTTAAATATGAGTATACTTCTGATGGAGTCATTTCAAAACCAGCCTCTGCCGCTTCTCTTCTTAATTTTAGTACTTGATGATTGTCAATATTTTTTAATGCTATAGCATATTGAGATTTATTTTTTCTTATTTTATTCAACCATTGATCAATGTCATTCATAATTATTCCTTATTATCCATAGTAGTTTCAATAATTTTTGTCATCCTATCTATCCAATTCTTATGCGTACTTATTCTAGTATGTAGAGATCGATCATTATAATCAGAGTTTAGTTTTTTATCCTTATGTGAAGTATAAATTGATGAATTGATTCCAGCTAACCTATTTGCTATAAACAAACCACCACCACTATCACCATTTGCTATTAAAAATTCTAATTCTGTATTTGGTCTATCTAGTAATGAGCATTCTAGCATACCATCTGTCACTGAGCTAATTCTATTAGATCCGGCTCTTTTCTTTCCATCTACACGAAAACATCCAATATCATGTGTTCCACTATTTCCAAAGCCGCTAATACTGCATATTTTATTTAATTCATCTTGATTTTCATATAGTTCTGGATAGTATGATATTTCTATTGGTTTAGTCAAATGTCCTATTGCTATGTCATTTGGAGATATCTTGTTAGATTTTTCATCTTCATCAAAAGAAGATGGATATAGTGACAAATCAATTTCTATTTCTTCGTTTTCATGAATGATAACTGACTTATTACTTTCAGATATTACATGTGCAGCAGTCAATATTATTGTTGGTTTAATTAATACACACGATGCGATATAGTGATACTTTACCCCATCTTTTAACACATAACATTTAATTTTAAGTACGCATTCATGTTTTTCACCATAGTTAGTATACTTTGTATCATCGACTTTTGGTAAAATTGTGCCACCAATTGCACATTGATTTAATAAAATTGCTACCATGAATATGATTATTTTCATTTTTATACTCCTTTGGTAGCTGCATATGTTTGAATTTTATTAAATGTGGACGATGGACCCTTTTATTATAGTATTCATTACAGTCATTAACAACATCAGTATTCCAACTCTTCCAATCGCCCAAATGTCCAAAAATAAAATGACAATAATCATCACATAAAGTTATTAAATTACTAGTATCTAATTCCTTGGTGTTATCTACGTGATATGGTATAATATGATGAACTTCTAGTCTTGTTTTTCTTCCACATGCAGCACATTGTTTGTTGTTTTTTAGAAATTCATCTCTGACCTTTTTCCAAGATGACGATCTTCCAAATAGATCTTTGTGAAAATTAAAAAACATATTAGTGTATTCCAAATTCCATACATAGTATACACATTAAGTGATGGAAGGTTGATGCTTCTGTAATTTTATTAACTTATGTTTTGTTTTATATATTCCAGTATCATTATGATATGTATCTGGCCCCATATAAATATGACAAAAGCCACTATTTTTATCTACACCAAAAGCCCTAATACCATTTTCGTCTAAAGATTCAACCATAAATGATCCTTTATGGCCCATAGATATTGATTCTTGTCCATTACTATAATATGGACCACCCTTAACTTTTATTCTATCGCCCTTTTCAAGTGACTTCCAATCTATTTTAATAAATCTCTTGTTTTTCTTAGTCTTTACACTATCCTTAAATGTGAAGTTTGAGCCACATTCAGCACAAACATATGCTCTAGCACCACACAAAGCACCACACTTTTTACAGGATTTCTTACCTTTTGGCATTATTACCTCACTTATAGTTTCTGGAAAACTCGCCTTGAATATCGCTCACGAAATTTAGATCATCTTTATAATCTGGACCAGTAATAAACTCTTGAGGCACATTGACAGACTGCCCCATGTTCATTTTAGAAAACATACCACCCTTTTGTTCATTCCAATCTAAGAAACCAAACTTACTCCAATACAAATATGAAAAACCATTGTAAGACTTAGTATCTCTTAGTAGTTTTTCCATCATTATGCAAAGTTTTTGCTTGCAAGATTGTGGAATATTGCTGGCTAGTAAATTATTAATTGTTGTTTTTGAGTAATCTAAAAAATCTAAAGAAACTTGTTTTCTTAATTTTGCCATGAATACAGCTCCTATGGGTTCTTTAGAGTATACCATAGTTATCGTCATCTGTCAAGCAGAACTTTAGTTACTTTTGTTCTAGTTTGGGTATTGAAGCAGTATTATCGTATGCAATATTAACAATTCTTATTTGAAGGAATGAATCTTTATCAGTGTCTGATTTTGAAATTAAATCTTGAATTTTTTGAATAAGTAAATTAGCATCTATCTTATCTGTTATTTTTATATGTATCATTATTGATGATATTCATGTAAGTAATATATGTCATCATTCTATTAATCATATTTGACTGTACTTGTAATCTATTAATATGGATGATATTCATTCCAAGAGATATGGCAAATAATCCACAAAATATTAGGTATATTGGTAGATGCTTAATCAAACAACGGCACGACATAGTTTTGGTTCTCATATGGGTTAAAAGTTAATCTGAGGTCATATAATTGACCATCTTTTGCCCTTTTCGCATAAGCAACTGGGGCTTTATTCTTTAACTTATCCCAATGATCAGCCGCGTTTAGCACATCAAATTTTTCTATAGAGTGGCCGCTTTTTAGTCTATCTAGTATATATGTAATTGGATCACTAAGCCTATTCATCAAAGTACATTCTTTCTAAAGACTATTCCACCTATAGAGTTTAACTTTATCGATTCATCAAATTTGTTTATATTGCATACAACCCAGCCATATTTATCTTTATCATTTTTCCAACCGTAGTTTTTATCATCAATA